TCAGGCGCCAGGGGAAGGAATCAGGCCCAGCGTCTGCAGATTCTCGATCAGCTGCGCCAGCGCGTTGCGGGCTTCGACGTCGATCACGTTGCCGCCGCTGGGTGCTGTCGTCGGGCCGGCGCCTTGCCAGCCACCTCGGAAGCAGAGCCAGACGCCCTCGCTCTGGTCGAACATCAGCATCCCTTCAGCGGGAGCGATGAAGTGCCAGCTGCCCCCGATCATGATTGCGAGATGGCCAGCCCTGGTGCTCCACACGCCCGCGGCCGCCTGCGCCACCAGATAGCACGCGCCTTCTGCGGGCTGGGCAGGCGGCTCGGCCAGGGTGGCGATCACGCATCGCGGCACCAGAGCATCGAGGACCGCCAGCGACTGGTTCACGAAAAACTCCTTCTGCGCCTGTCCGGCAAACAGCAGGGGCAGACCGGCATTCGGTGTGCCGGCGGGAAAGGCGATAGGATCTGACATTGCGGTTTCCTTCGGTTCAGCTGATCACGGCGAGACACAGGGCATGCGAATGCTCGAACGTGCCAACCTGCTTCACCCAGATGGCGGCGGGGCCGTAGGCTGAAGCCAGTGCGGCCCGTTCTTCCTGCGACAGACGCAGCCGCGCTTCACCCAGCGACCACGCCATGAAGGGTGCGCCGGTCGGCCCGTAGCCGGCCAGATAGGCCTCCTGCTCCTCGACCAGCGGCACGTCGACGCCATCGTCCCAACGCCAATGGCCGCGCGCTCGTCGCGTCCAGCACAGCTCCCACGCACCCGTAGCGTCGATCTGCAGTCGCGGGTGCACCGGCGTCGGCGGTCTGCGGGACAGTCCGGCATTGGCCAGAGGGGCAATCGCCGCCTCCGCATCAGCGGTGCCAATGGCAGCGATCCGGGTCGATGCGATCGGGGGCACATCGGCGGGATCGAGCGGGACGAGACTGTCATCGAGCAGGACCACGATCGTTTGCGCCGCATGTCCGGAGGCCGCTTCCGGCTCCGTGCCCGCACGCCCGCGCAGCAGTCCGCACAATCGCCAGCGACGGTCGCCCAGCGGGATCGCGCGCGCGAACTGTATCGCTTCGCCGCCGACCATCAGCCGGTTGGCTCCCATCGCCATCCCCTCGATATCCGTGTCGATGAAGGACAGGTCTGCGGCGACCAAGTCGAGCGTCAGGCTGGCATCAGGCTCGAACATGGTGGCAGGCGACGGGCCGAGCGGTTCGGCGAGCGTGCCCATGATCGCCCGCACGGTGCCTGAACTACCGAGCGGGATCAGCGTACTGCCCTGCACGCGGTAGAGCGCCGCGCCGCGCCATGCGTTGTTCGCGGCCGAGGCTGCGGCAAAGATCAGCGGGGCCGACGAACCCGCTGCTGCATCGGCCGGCACCTCGAAGGCGGCGAGGCTGGTCTGGGGCAAGGTCTGGTCCGAGGGCGGATTGGAAGCGCCCGGGTCGCCCGGCGGCTGCGCCATCAGACTCGGCGGTACCCGTTCGAGCACCAGCTCAACGCCGCGGTCGAGCCATTCCCAGCTGCGGACAAACCACAGGCCGGGCGTCTCAGGCACGCGCACCACTTCGCCGGGCTGCAGTCGCGGGTCCAGCTCGCCGATGCGCCAGGTGATGGTTTCGTTCTGCCAGCGTGCGCGGTTTGCGCGGTCATTGGCGAGCTGCCGCGCGTCGCCGGCCACCATCGTCGCGGGCAGCTCAAGCATCAGCTCGCGCCCGAACCGTCGCGAACCGAGCGCGCGCTGCACACCGGGCTGATAGTCGCGTTCCTCGTCGTAGTAGCGCAAGGCCGCGGGCTCTCTTGCAGGCAGGCCGGCACGCTGCTTGTGTCGGCCCTCGTCCTGCGCGCGGTCCCGCAAGGACAGCTGCGCTGGCAGCGTAAGAACGGCATTGGCGCCGGTCTTGCGAGGGGCGACGCGCAGGCCGTCCCTGCCGGAGGTGCAGACCAGCGGGATCACCTCGTCGATCGCCGCGAGTGTCGATGCCAGTGCGCCGCCTTCGTCAGCAAAGCCGCGGGCATGGGCTATGGTCGATTCCGCGTCCGGGATCGCAGCGGGGACCATGCGGTTCAGTGACACGCTTGTGTCCCCGCCATGCGCGAAGATTTCGAAGCTCAACGCCGGGATGCGGTTGCCGAAGTCGCCCAGTTCGAGGTCTTCGAACAAGACATAGGCGCAGTCGCGGAAAGCGGGCGCGTTCGCGCCCTTGTCGCCAGCAATCAGTGGATCGACCGGATCATCGCCGAACCCGGGATAGAAGCGCAGCTGGCCGCCGACCTTGAGGTCCTCCTGCGCCCCGCGCAGCAGATTGCCATCGGCCCAGATCCGCCCGAGCCTTGCAAGCGGTGTGCTCGACAAGGCGACGGCAAAGGACGCCGAATAGGAATAGACTGTGGTCGAGGGCTGACCCTTGCGGCCCTTCTGCTTGCGCTTGCTCTCGATCAGATCGGTCGACCAGATCACGGCCCCAGGCACCCGCATCCGCCCGAAATGGCGCGGGATCGGTTGGCCGTAGCTCGAGCTGCTGACGCTCAATTCGCGCAGACGCGGGCCCTGGCGGTTGCCGCCGCCGAAGATCATCGCATCGGCTTGCTGTCCGACCAACGCGCCGATCGCGCCGCCGAGCGGCCCGCCGATGGCGGTGCCAAGCGCGGTAAGAAGCAGTGTCGCCATCAGTCTAGCCTTCTGCGGTTGGTTGCACCTGCCAGCGGGCAAGGATGCGCATGGCGGGATCGCGGAGCTGTCGCACCACGCGGGCAAGCCCCGCGTGGGCATGGACAACCTCGTCCTGCCCTGTCGTGATCATCAGATGGTGCTGGCCGTAGCCGAGGCTGGCGAGCAGCACCTCGTCGTTGCGCGGCTTTCCGGCGGCGGGTGTGAGGCCTGACCTTGCGGCAAATGCGAGCCATTGATCGATCGCGATATTGCGTAGTCCATATCCCCGCGGTGGGACCGGGTGCCGACCGATCGCGGCCAGACTGGCATGGACGAGGCCGACGCAATCGATGCCGGTTGCCGGATCAAGACCGTGCAGCCGGAACCGGCACCCGACCAGTTGCGCCGCCGCGCCTCCCAGGGTCAGCGGCGGGCGATCAGGGCTGGCCATAGCGCGACAGCAGATCATTGCCGGGCAGGAACGGCTCGCCGCGAAAGTTGGCGGCATTGCCGAAGCGGCCTGCGCAGGTCGCAATCGTATGGTCGCACCCTTCAGTCAGCTCCGCCCTGGTGCCCAGTGCGGTGCCGGGGGCGAGCGGCCGGTCGAGCAGCAGCCAGTCCCCGTCGATATCGATGATGTCGAAGCGGATGCCGGTCTGGGGCCCAGCGTGGAAACGCAAACGCCCATCGACATGGCTTGCTGCGTTGGCCGCATCGAACCGTACCCGGTTGCGGTCCCAATCGATCGCAGCGAGCGCATGGGTCGTGGTGAACCGCGCCGCCGACAGGCCGCAGCCGGGCCCGCAGAACTCGGCCCGGCAGGTCGGGCTGGTGCGCGGTACCAGATCCTGTTCGAGCAACTGCTTGCCCGATCGCAGCTCGGCCGAGAACTGCGACTGGTCGTCCTCGATCCGGCCAATCTCGCCGGTGTAGAGCACATGATGCTCGCAAGTCTGCCAGTCGACCGCGCCGATCTCGATAGCCGCCGCGTCGAACAGGCCCGCGGCCAGATCGGTCTCGCGGATCGAGGCGTGGCTGAGCGCGCCCTCGGCCTCCGCGCTGTCGTTGGCGATATCGGCGCTGAGACGGATGGCGGCCGGAACCATGCCCGGTGCGGCGCGGTGGGTGATCCCGCCGAAGGCAAGATCACGGTCGTGGCTCGTGAAGGCCAGCATCACCCCGTCGCGGCGATAGACCCGCCAGAAGGTCGCCACCGTATCAAGCTCGCGATCGAAGAAGACGCGCATCACGCCACCTCGCGCAGTTCGATGAGCGGGATCGAGGGGGCCTCGCCCGCAGCGAAGTTGACTGCCGAAATATCGATCCGGTCCTCGGCAAAGCGCACCGGGACATCGAACAGGAACCCGGCCCTGATCTTGGCGCCCGCTGGCGGCGGGGCGAGGAAGCTGAGGACGCCGCCCGAACGCAGGGTCCAGGCCGTGCTTGCGACATCGCCCACACTCACCAGCAGGGTTTCAGGGCGCGGGCGGGTGATCGGCCGGATCTGCGGATCCAGCCCGACGCCATAGGCCTTGGTCAGCTGGAAATCGGCGGTGAGGCCATTGCCGGTGCCGATCAGCTGGTCGGACATGGTCGGGGTGCCGGTCATGCCGTTGGAGCTGTGATCGAAGGGGTCCATGATCCGGAAACCCCGCGCCGGGCCGCGCCGGGCGCGGAAGAAAGCGAGCAGTTCCGACAGCTCGGCCTCTGAGCGGATCCCCGGCCCGACATCGAAGTGCACCCGCGCGTCGGACCACAGCGCGTTGCGCTGCTCGTGGCCCGATGCGGTGACGGCGATCGAGGTCGAGAACTCGGGCGCCACGGCGGTGTTGCGCCCCAGCGCAAAGGGGTAGAGGACATCGTCGAAGGCATCCATGACTGGCTCCGGGAACGGGGGAAGGCGGGTGTATCCGTCGCGATTGACCTGCGGCAGCGCCCAGACGTAGCGACGGACGATGCCACGATCGGCGGCTTCGTCGAGGCCGCGGTCGATCCGGGTCCAGAACGGCTCGGCATTGGCCGGATCGAGTACGAACCCGGCGAGATAATCCTGATCGGCAGGCAGGTAGCCCAGGCGCGCGTCGACGAAGGCATAGGCTTTGCGCCGGACAGCATCGGCCCCGGATGTCAGCCAGTCGTAGTCTTCGAGCTGCAAGCGGTCGAACGCCGGGGCGGCCCAGCCTACGGGCAGGTTGGCGCGGTAAAGCTCGGGCATTGCGGGATCGAGAATGGTCGGGGTGAAAGCGAGCAACAGCACCTCGGCCCCGGCGGGTGCTGCGGCTCTGATCGCGGCGGTGAGATCGGCGGTCGATTGCGCGAGCAATGCCCCGGCCGCATCAAGCAGCGCGATCGCCGGCGCGCCAAGCGGCGCGTGCAGGTCCGCGATCACCGGCGGCTGCCCGCCGAAGGCTGCGCGTGCGGCATCGTCGTAAAGGCAGATCTCGCCCGCCGCTGTCACCCACCACCATGGCTCGCCGATCTGGAAGCGCACTGGCAGCCCGGCTTCGGCGAGCAGCCCGACAAAGGCCTCGGCGCAATCGACTAACCAGCTCATCGCGGCGGCGTTGGCAGGCGACAGCAGCGACGACGGCGGCACCCATCCGGTCAGCGCCGGAGCGCCGCTTGCGGTGCGCTGCTTCCACGGCTCGGGGCAATAGGCGTCGAACAGCTCGTAGGAGAGCGAGGCGATCACCTCCAGATCGGCGGCCCTTGCAAGATCGAGGAAGCTGCGGTGCCAGGTGCGCGCGGGTTCGGACAGCGTCCCGGTCGCCGGGACAAGCAGACCGCCGCCGGGCTGCCGTTCGAGCCGCATGAAGTGGCTCATGCCGACATAGTGGACCAGATCATCGCGATAGCCGAGACCGGTGATGGCCCGGATCAGCCGCGCCGGGGTCTGGTTGTAGGCATCGTCATAGGCCGTCGCCATCCGCTCGCCATGCGGCGGTAGCAGCACATCGCCGATCTCCAGCATCCCGCGCCCGCCATCGGTGGCGATCCCGGTTAGCGTCACCGAACCGTTGAAGCGGGCCGGCAGCGGCGCGGTGCTGCCCGCGACATAGCCCGGCGCCACCAGCGAGATGAACATCCGGTCGATATCGTCCGGATGCACCGGCTCTCCGGGCAGGCCGTAGCCGCTTTCGAGCGCCGAGAATGGCAGCGTTACCTGCGCATCGGTCGGCGTGCCTTCGGCATAGTTCCACAACCGCACGTACCAGGTGCGGGCAGCCCCGACGGCATCGCGGCCTTCGATCGTGAGGGTCGGTCCGTTGGGCTGATCGAGCGGGATCACGCCTTCCGATTGCCAGCGGAAGCTCAGCGTGGTGTGCGAATAGTCGCGGTCGGTATGGTAGGCGAGCAGCGGATGATCGAGCGTATCGGCGCTGTCCCAGATCAGCCCGACCAGCTCGCCCGCATGGTGCAGCTCGATGTCCACCCGCAAGGCATCCGGGCCAAGCGTCACCACAGCGCCCATCGCCGGACGCGGAAAGTTGACGGTCCAGAAACGCGGGTCGAAGCGCTGGATGAAGCTGCTTTCCTGCGCGCGGCGTCCGCGAGCGAGCCAGAATGCCATGGGTGTTCCTCTGTCAGACCTGCTGGAGGGTGCGGCGGACCGCGCTGGCGATCTGGCGCGACGAGCGGCGCATCGCGGTGGGCGCAGCCGTGCCGCGCGGCACCGCGAGCTGGATCGCCACATTCACATCGCGCCCTTGGCCGACCCCGGCCGCACCGCCACGCTCGATCCGGCCCGAAGCCGTCGGCAGGAACACTTCCGGGCCATTCTCGCCCACCAGATAGGCGCGTCCGGGCGAGACCGGACCGCCGGTCGCGCGGCCCGGCAGGCCGAACAGCGCGCCCAGTGACTGGCCGATCAACCCGCCGAGGCCGCCCGTGCCCGAACCGCCGAACAGATTGGCAAGACCCGATTGCAGCGCATGGGAGGCAATCTCGTCGAGCGCACGGAAGGCCACGCGTTTGAGATCGTCGAACCCGAGACTGCCCCGGCGAAGCGCCGAAAGCAGGCCGTTCTCGAGCACGTTGCCGGCCCGGCCGAAGCCGTCGAGCAGCGAGGTATCGAGCGAGCGGCGCATGGTCTCAAGGTCGGCAGCAAAGCCGTCGGTGCTGGCGCGCACGTCGATCACAAGCGCGTCGAAATTGTCATCCATCGGGATCGCACTCCATCATCCGGACGATCAGGTCGCGGTCGGGCGGGGCAGGGGTTGCAGCTTCGGCCGGGTCGGCCAGCGCCATCGTAAGTTCGGCTGGGGTGGCGGCCCAGAACTCGGCGGGACGCCAGCCCAGCAGCCTTGCAGACAGCGCGCATGCCCGCCGGGCCGCGTCGGCGAAGGAAGTGCTCACATCTGGCCCTGAAGCACCTGGGCAAGAATGGCGCGCACCGGGCGGGTGGCATTGACGAGACCCATGGCGAGCACCGCCTGCCCCACGCTACCGCGATCAGGCCGGGTGTCGGCGGGGAGACAGTGCCACAGCAGCGCGGCGATCTCCGACAGCGTCAGCCCGCCCTGCGACGCCCGCTCGACCAGCGCGAACAGCGATCCGAGCTCGGCTTCGGCCAGCACGAGGCTCTCGAAGCTCGGGCGCAGCAAGTGGGGCTGACCAGCGATCACGATATCGCATTCGCCGCGCAAGGCATTGGCTGCAGGGCTCATGCCGCGATCACCGGCCCAGAGCTTTCCAGCTGGAGCGTGTAGCTGCGTTCGCCGTTGAAGTCCCCGGCATAGTCGAGCCGCTGGACGAGGAAGCGCCCGCGCAGCTTCTCGCCGTCCTCGAAGGACAGTTCGTAGTTGTCGAGCGTCCCGGCGAGCGCATGAGCGCGCACCGCGCTTTCGGCGGTGCTGCCGAGGAAGATCCCCGACGCACTGACCGAGACCGAGCGTGTGCCCGCCCCCGAAAGCAGATCGCGCCAGCCGCCCGAACCCTTGTGGGTCACAACGACCGTGTCGCCATTGATCGACATCTGCGTGGTCCGCAGGCCGGCAACGGTCTGGTAGGCGGGGGGAGAGGCGCCGTCGCTGATCTTGAGCAGGAAGGCGGAGCCGGATTGTGCGGGCATGGGCTTACTCCGTGGAAGGTTCGAGAATGCGGAAGCGGAATTCGAGCAGCGCCGCCCGGCGGTTGTCGTCGCGGGCCTCGCTGCGCGAGCGCAGGAAGCGGGTCGAGGCGAGCTCGAAACCTGGCTGGAACGGCGGCAGATCCAGCACGCGGCGCTCGATTGCGCCGAGCAGGGGAGCGTCGGCACCCGGCAGATCGTTGCGGGTTTCGAGTTCGAGCGCGATCCGCGTCTCGCGGCCCGCCCGGTCCTTGGTGCCCCAGTCGATCGACGCGCTCGCGGCAATGCCCAGCCACGGCGGGCTGGCAGATAGCGGCGCCTCTTCGGCAATGCTGTTGATGTCCGCGAGGGCGGGATCGGAGCGCAGCCATGCGATCAGGGCGGCGCGCAGGTCGTTTTCCATGGCGCTCAATTCCTCGGATTGTCGTCGACGAAGTTCGGCCACAGCGCCGCGGCCGAGTGCCAGCCTGTGCGCTTGCGGCGGCGGGCCGCACGCAGGTGGCGGTCGGCCAGGCGCTGGGCGCGCCGGCGCAGGCGCTGGATCAGCCCGGCCATAGGGGCGCTGACGCGGATCATGCGAGCCGGACCTGGCGCCAGGGTCGCCACAGGGCGGTCACGCTGGCGGGGGGCACCGCGCTGCTCTTGTTGTCGCGGTCGCGGTAGTAATGGGCGGCAAGGCGGATGATGCCCTGCGCCAGCGGCGGAGGCAACGCCTCCCACCCGGCGGCGATCCCGACGCTCAGCTGGAGCGCCACCGCCCTGCCTTCGAGCGGTTGCACGATGCGGACGCAGGCGTTGCCGGCAGCGTGGAGTTCGATGACATATTCCGGCGCATCAAGCGGGGTCCGGGTGCCATCCTCCGCGATGGTCGCGGCAGAGACCAGTGCATGCACCGGGCGCGCAACCAGTTCCTGCCAGCCGGTTCCGACGGGGACGATTTCCTCGACCGTCTGGCGCAGGGGGGACTGGCCGGTGAAAGCTTCGCAGATGGTCACGCTGGTTTCCAGCAGCCGTTTGAGCGCGGCATCCTCGTCGGGCCGGCTGATGGCGAGCCAGTGCTTCAGTTCCGCCAGCGCAGCATCGCCGATCACCGGTGGCTGCACGATTGTCCGCTGCATCGCGGGTCCTCCCACATTCTGATCAAAACGAAGTGCGCCCGCATCGCCGGGTCAGGCGGGGGATGGCCTGAAGCGATGCGGGCGCGAGATGCCGGCGCGGGAGCAGGGGGCGCTCGACCGTGCCGGGACAGCGAAGCCTGGCGCGGGGCCTAGGCTTCGATCTTCAGCAGCTTGATGGCGTTCGAATCGAGCACCTTCCCGCCGATCCGCTTCGTCGCGTAGAAATGGACGAAGGGCTTGTTGGTGAAGGGATCGCGCAACACCCGCGTGGCGCTGTGTTCGGCGATGAGATAGCCGTGGCGGAAGTTGCCGAACGCGATCGGGAAGGCCCCGCCCGCGACATCGGGCATGTCCTCGGCCTCGATCACCGGATAGCCGAGCAGGCGGTCGGGCTGTCCCTCGACCAGACCCGGCTGCCACAGGAACGCACCGTCAGCGGTCTTGAGCTTGCGGACATTGGCGAGCGTGGCCGAATTCATCACGAAGCACGCGCCTTGCCGGTGACCCGACTTGAGCGAATGGATCAGGTCGATCAGCTTGGCATCCAGCGCGGTGCCGAGACCGGTTGCGCTGCCCGAGCCGACATATTGCAGGGTGCCGAAGGCGCGCACCCCGTCCTCCGCCGTTCCCTTGGCGCCCGTCAGGAAGCCCTCGGGCTGGTTGGTGCCGGTGCCCTTGACGAAGGCGGTGCCTTCAGCGCGGGCGAATTCGAGTGCGATCTCGCTGGCCAGCCAGGTTTCGATGTCGAAGGCGGCATCGTCGAGCATGGCCTGGCTCGCGGCCGGATTGGCGTAGAGATCACCCGAGGGCGGGGCGATCTCGGCGAACTTGGTGGTCGCGGTTTCGGGGCGCGGCGCGACGTCGCTGACCCAGCCCGAGGCGGTGCCGCCGGTGGCGACCAGCTTGCGATAGCCCGCAGTACCGGTCTGGACGACCTGCGCGATGGCGCGGATCGGGCTGATGTCGAGCAGTTGGGCAGCGATCAGCGCGTCGATCTGGCGCGGCACGGCAAAGCCGCCATCGGCCGGGTTGGCGCCGCTGATCGACTTGATCTCGGTCTCGCGGCCGCGGCGCAGGTAGCCATCGACGAAGCCTTTGACTTCGGTGCTGTCGCTGGCCTGCCCGCTGCCGATCGCCGGACGCGAGGCCGCGCGGGCAACCTTGTCGAGCCGCGACTTCACTTCGTCCACATCACCGCGCAGCGCGGCGATGTCGGCCTCGGCGCGGTCCTGGCGGGTGACGATGTCGAAGCTGGCCTCCAGCGGATCGGCAGCACCGGCGGCGATAGTGGTGGGGGTATTCTCCATGGGGCAAGGGCCTTTCGTTTGGGCAGAAAAAAGGCCGCCCCAGTGGCGGCCGGTGGGGTGAGATGGGTGCGGCGGGCGTCTGTGCGGGTCAGCTGACCAGGTGGACGCGGGCACCGTGTTGCAGGGGGTGGGTGACGAGGCTGACCTCGAACAGGTCGATTTCCAGCAGTTCGCGTCCGGCCGGGTTCTGGTTTGCCGACCGGGTGCGGAAGCCGAAGCTGAGGCCGTTCACCTGACCTTGCGCCAGCAGGCGCGCGGCACGGCTGTCGGGCCGGTCGATCCGGGCCACCACTCTGAGGCCGCGGGCATCCTCGGCCACCTGCTCGATCACGCCGATCGGCTGATCCGGGCGGTGCTGCCAGTAGAGCGGCAGCGGCGCAGTGCGCTCGGCCAGCGTGCGGGCAAAGGCCCCGCGGCGGATCGTGTCGCGCCCGGCATCGGCAATGTCGAACAGCGCGGCATAGCCGGCGAACCGCAGCGGCGCGCTCACAGCATGTCCCACGCGCCGAGCCGCACCGCGATCCCGATCAGCAGCAGCGCCAGCGCGCCGCGGATTACCCAGTCGACCAGCGCCTTCCACGCGCTGGTCTTGGCATCGCGCCAGGCGCGCAGCAGCTCGCGCAGTTCCATCAGATCGCCCTCGGCCCCGGCATCGCCGAGCCCGAGCCGTTCGAGCACGCGGTCGGTGGCGAGCACGCTCGCCTCCTCGACGATGGCGCGCAGAGTGACCAGTTCGGCCCCTTCCTCACGGGCCTGGGCCATCAGGGCGGCGAGGATGTCTTCGCGGCTCATCGGGCAGTCTCCTCGGGGCTCAGGCCCAGCATCTGGCGCTTTTCGGCGCGGGTCAGGAAATCGGCTTCGGACACCTGCGACCACAGCCGCTCGCGGTCTTCAGACAGCGCCGGCACACGATCGAGATCGATCCCGAGCTCGGCCTCGGGGAACCACGGCGCGAGACCTTCGCGCAGCGCGGCGAACAGTTTCTCCGCCAGGGGCAGCAGGGTCAGCCGCCACAGCGCGCGGTTGGCCTCGCGGTAGTTCGAATAGGTGTTGTCCCCCGGCAGCCCGAGCAGCATCGGCGGCACCCCGAAGGCGAGCGCGATGTCGCGCGCCGCGGCGCTCTTGAGCGTCGCGAAATCCATGTCGGCGGGTGAGAGCGCCATGCTCTGCCACTTGAGCCCGCCGTCGAGCAGCATCGGGCGACCGGCATTCGCGGCACCCGAAAAGGCGATCTCGAGCTCGCGCTTGAGGCGCTCGAACTGCTCGTGTGCGAGCGCCATGCCATCGCCGGTCTCGTAGACCAGCGCTCCGGAAGGCCGTGCCGAGTTTTCGAGCAGCGCGCGGTTCCAGCGCGCGGCGGCATTGTGAATCGTCACCGCCTGATGCGCGGCTTCGAGCGCGCCGGCCCCGCGATGGTCGTCGAGCGGATGCATCGCCCGGATCGGGATGATGCCGGGCCAGCCATCCTCGTCCAGCACCGGGATGCGGGTGCGGTTGCCCTGCACGGTGTAGTCATAGGCGCAGGGCCAGCCATCCGGGCCGGTCACCACGCTGACCCGTTCGGGGCGCAGCGCGAACAGCTCGACCGGCACGCCCGCGGCATCCTTGATGATCTGCACATAGCCGTTGCCGTGCAGCAGCAGGTGTGCGGCGAGTGTTTCGACCAGCGACTGGCCAGCGCTGGTGGCATTGACCAGCGCGGCGAGGCGTGGATCGTTGCAGGACAGCGGTGCCTGCCCGACCCCCTCGGCGACGATCCGGACCGAGCGCTGGGCGATCGGGTTGGCGAGAAAGCTTTCTTCCACCGCGCGGGCGTAGTCATAGCCCTCCGCACCAAAGCCGCTCTCGAAGGCCGGGATCCAGCCCGTCATCATGCCCTGGGCAAGCGGCACGCGGGCGGGCGCCCCGCCCTTGAAGGCGGAGCGGAAGAGATCGAGCAATGCCATGGGAATTCCTTTGTCTTGGCGGACGTCCAGCGTCCGCTAGTCGAAGCGCACCAGCCGGGGCTGGCTGCTGCGGCCGAGCATCAGTTCGCTGAGCGCCCAGACCAGTGCATCGGCGCGGTCGGGGCTGCGGCCGGGGCCGGCATAGGTGCCTCCGGTCAGCAGGCCGCAAAGCTGATCTTCCAGCTGCGCAAACAGGCCGACATGGCGGACCCGTCCGGCGGCATAGAGCGCCGCGACCGGTTCAGCGCGGGCAACCTTGCCGCGGCTCGCGTGGACTAGTCGCAAGGGCAGTGCCTGATCGGCGGCGCGCAGCACGCTTTCGACCATCGCGCCGCCCTGATTGGCTTCGGCCACCACCCGGTCCGCGTTCCACTGCCGTGCGGCCTCGGCGACTGTTCGCGCCCAGACGTCGGGCGCCGCACCGGCTAGCGAGCAATCCGCCAGCACCCGCGCGATACCATCCTCGCCCAGTGCCGCGACGATTATCCCGCATTCGTCCCCGCCGGTTCCAGCCGGCGGATCGACCGCGACGACCATGCGGACGGGCTCGGCGCTGGCGCGGGGCTCGCGGGCCTGTTCCAGCAGGCTCCGGGTCCACAGAGCGCCCTCGATATCATCGAGCAGTTCGCCGTCGATCTCCTGCCGGGCGAGATGGCTGCCGGCGAATTCGCTGGCGATGGACTCCATGAAGCGCCTGGCGAGGTTTGCGGTGTTGTCCAAGGTCGAACCGCGCGTGATCGCGACCTCGCCGATGCCGGACTGCTTCACGAGGCGTTGCACCAGCGGCACGGCGCGCGGCGTGGTGGTCACGGCGATGCGCGGGTCGCTGCCCAGCCGCAGACCGAGCAGCAGATTGTCCCAGCATCGGGTCGCCCGTTCGTGCGCCAGCGGCCACTTGCCGATCTCGTCGCACCAGGCGTGGCTGTGCTGCGGACCGCGCAGGCTCTCGGGCTCGGCGGCCGAGAACAGCTGCGCCTGCGCCCCGTTCTTGAAGCGGATGCGGTGCAGGGAAGGTTCGAAGTGCGGCTTGTGCCCGGGGCGGCAGATCGCCAGCAGTCCGCTCTCGCCTTCGACCATCACCGCACGCGCTTCAGCCAGCGAGGACGAGACCAGCGCGATGTGCGCGTCGGGATGGCTGTCGGCGATCATCCGCACCCATTCGGCCCCGGCACGGGTCTTGCCGAAGCCGCGCCCGGCCATGATCATCCAGATGCGCCAGTCGCCGGGTGGAGGTAGCTGCTCGGGGCGGGCCTGATAGTCCCAGAGATATGCGAAGCCGTTCCGCTCCTCGCGGTCCATCGCCTCGCTGAGTTCGTGGCGGACCCTGTCGCCGTCCTCGGTTTCATCCGCCAGCATGTCTTCATAGGGGCCGCTCATGCGGTCTTGGCCTCGGCGGCGGCTTTCTGGCGGGCGATGCGCTGCCGGATGCCCTCGATCTTGCGGTCGATCGAGGCGCGGACCTCGGCGGCGCTGACATCGCGCACCTCGCCGGCCCCGCGGGCGGCATTGTCGCGGTGGGCGGCGAGCAGGCGGATGGCGTTGGCAAAGTCAAACCTTCCCTCGTCCGCGGTCTTGGAGTCACCCTCGCGCAGGCGTCGCACCACTTCCATTTCGAGGTGGAGATAGCCTTCGGCCAGCGCAACCAGCCATTCGTGGGCGAACTCCGCTTCCTCGCGCCGCACCTTGTAGGCGCGGCTGGTGCTGACTCCGGCCTTGCTGGCCGAGAGCGTGACGTTGGAACTTTCGGCGAGGCAATCGAGAAACAGGCGCCGCCAGTTGTTGTTGATGCGCCCTTCCTCGCCCTGCTTGAGGCTGGGGCGGATAGCGACACGCTTGCCGGGCAGTTTGGCCATGAGGGCTCTCCTGAAGCGCAAACGAAAGAGGCGGCACTTCCGGTGGGGAAGGCCGCCTTCGGGCGAATCGCTATTTTTCGACTATGCCCCCTCCTAACCAAAGAGCGTCACGATGTCAACAAAAAATAACCGTATTGGTTATTTGCTGACCGAGGCCACGCGTCCGGCCCACCGTCCTGCGCAACAGAATTGCAGCACGGGATTGACTGGAGTCCAATTCGTGCGATTTTCTGGTCGCAGCTTTCTTCAACGATTACAGGAGGAGAGTTGATGAGCGATCGCGCGTTCCTCGCCCAGATGCAGGGCTATGGCCTGTCCACGGTCGAGATCCATTACTTCATGCCCGATCACCGCAGCCTGCTGCAGCAATTCGTCATGCAGCAGTATGACGTCGCGCCGAGCTTCCCCGAGCTGGACCGTTTCCTGGCCTTCTGGCGGCGCGAGATCGATGCGGTGCTGCATTCGGTGCGGGTGGCGCACAAGCACCTCATCGGCCCGCAGGAATGGCGGGCCGTCGACGGGATCATCACGATCAACTAGGGGCAGCGCCCCTGCGAGCTAGATAATTCCGATCGCCTTGCCGGCGCGCTCGAACATGCCGAGGATGGTCTGCACCTGCTCGGCCGAGTGCTCCGCGCACAGCGAGCAGCGCAGCAGGGTCATGCCCGCAGGGGTTGCCGGCGGGCGGGCCAGATTGACGTAGAGGCCCTCTTTGAGCAGCGCCTCCCACATCATCGCGCCCTTTTCGAGATCGGGCATGATGACGGCGATGATCGCGCTCTGCGGGGTTTCGGTGCCGAGCTGGAAGCCAAGATCGCGCAGCCCCTTGTGCAGCGTGCGGCTGTTCTCCCACAGATGCGCGCGCTTGTTGCCGCCGTGCATCAGCTTGCGGATCGAGGTGGCCGAGCTTGCCATAACACTCGGCGGCAGTGCGGCAGTGAAGACATAGGGACGGCACACCAGCCGCAGCACTTCGAACTTCGGATGGTTCGAGACGCAGAAGCCGCCGACCGTGCCGACGCTCTTGGAGAAGGTGCCGATGATGAAGTCGACATCATCGAGCACGCCCTGTTCCTCGGCAACGCCCCGGCCATGTTCGCCGATGAAGCCCATCGAATGGGCCTCATCGACCAGCACCATCGCGCCGTGGCGCTTGGAAATCTCGACCATTTCCTTGAGCGGGGCGACGTCACCCATCATCGAGTAGACGCCTTCCAGCACCACCAGCTTGCCCGCGCCTTCCGGCACGCGCTTCAGACGCTTTTCGAGCGCCTCGATATCGTTGTGCTTGAACGGCACGACCTCGGCATCGCCCATCTTGCAGCCATCCCAGATCGAGGCGTGGCTGTCGATGTCGAGGATGATGTAGTCGCCCTTGCCGGCCAGGGTCGAGATGATCCCGAGGTTGGCCTGGTAGCCGGTCGAGAACACCATCGCGTGGTCCATGTCGTAGAACTCGCGCAGGGCGGCCTCGACATCGCGGTGATCGCGGAAGGTGCCGTTGAGCACGCGGCTGCCGGTGGTGCCGGCGCCGAAATCCTCCATCGCCTGCTTGCCTGCGGCGATGACATCCGGATCGAAGGTCATGCCCATGTAGTTGTAGGTGCCGAGCAGGATAGTGTCGCGCCCGTTGCAGATCGCGCGGGTCGGCGAAAGCACCTGCTCCATGACGAGGTTGAACGGATCCTCCACCCCTGCCGCAAGAAGCTGCTCGCGGGTCTGGATGATGGGATCGAACTTCGCCAGCAGGTCGACCGGCTGCGTCGCGGTGTCAGTCATAGCGGTGGCCAT